ATCGGAACATCTGTACCTCACTCCGTTCCCCGGCCCTTAGCTACGATGGGCAACAAAAAAGCCCCTCTTCCGAGGGGCTTCGATGGGATGGGAAGGGTTACCGCTTCCAGCTAGGCTCCGGGCGGAACCTACGTACCCAATGGCAGGATTCGTCGCAGTCGGCATGGAACACGCGGGCTGACATGGTGGGCGTCCCCGCCCGTGCCTTCCGCATCTTCTCCCGCGTTGGCATGTCATCGAGGTCTGAGACTTCGATTCGAAGAGCCGGGCGGAATGGGGACTGGCACGTAGCTTCGGGACAATTGCAAGCGAACATCGGGTTTCTCCTGAGTGCTGGTGGGAGAGCCGCTCTCTCTCCCGCGTTCGGAATGGTTAGCTTCGGCGACCGAAGCGCTTCGAAGGCTGACCGCTACTCAACCGCCACTTGAAATCGGACTGGCTCTTGGCGAACGAGATCCAGTCGTCGAGAAGGTTCCCAGTCTCCGTCTCGATGGCCTTCGCCCAAGTCTGCTCGTTGAACGTGACCACGTAGACGCGATCCGTAGGGAACACACCCTTGTGATTACACGCGTTGTGAGTTGCCTCACGAGCAGTCTTCAGCGGCACGAGATAGGTTCCGCCATCGCAGACGAACTTAGTTCCGGGGCAGACGATTTCCTTCGCCTTTACAGCGGAGGTCTTGACGGCTGGCGTCGCGCTCGTCTTGCGAACGGGATTGAATCCGGTCGAAGCGGGAGTGCTGACGTTACGGGTAGGTCGCGTTGCCAATGAATCTCCTAGCGGTTCGGCCTCAGGCTCTAGTCCCTAGTGGCTCCGCTGAGGAGATAGTCTCACGTTCAGTAACGTCCGTCAACTACCGTAACAGACACAACGTAGTAAACACACAACATCGATGATAACCCCGCTTGCTCTGCTCTATTGGACATGGAGGTACAGTTGGACGCGTACCCCGTACCCCGTTCGCTTAAGTACCGTGGTGTTTCGCTTAGTACCCCGTACCCGTTCGCTTCACGTTCCTAATAGAGCACTAAGGTACAGGTGCACGGGTGCACGGGGTGTGTGCCCACTGTGCAGGAGGCGAAGGTCGGTGGCCGCGACGACGACTCGATATATATAGTAGGGGTCTGTTTACACAACCCTCGCGCGCGTTAAAGCCCCCTTCCGGGGGCTATAACACTAGCTAAGGGCGTGACTCTTCCGGGCTAAATTATACCACCTCTCGCGCGTGTTTTGGAGTCTAGCGACGGGCCAGTTTCGTAGGGAGGTGGCCGAACTTGGTCAGTCCTTCCCAGCAGATGTAGGCGATTCCCATGGCGATGATGAAGGGCCAGAGGAGGGTGACGAGGGCGTTTTGGATGGCCCATTCGTGGTTGCTGTGGTCGCCGGGGCAGTCGCGGAGTTGGACATCGAGGCGGCAGAGGGTGGTGGCGATGGCTAGGCCGTTGGTGATGTAAAGGGCGAGGAGGAAGGGGATGAGGAGGAGGATGTTCATTTATTTTCTTCGTTGGTTGGCGATGGAGTAGCCGAGGGCGAAGGCGAGGAGGAAGTAGGCGATGTCGAAGAGGGTTCCGGTGTCGATGGTATCTCCGATTCTTTGGCGTAGCTGACGAGCGTCCCGCCTGTGCCGGATTCGAGTTGTTCGGGGGTTAGTTTCCACGTCTCCCATTCTGGGGGGTCGAGGCGTGGGTTGGAATTGAATTCGCAGAGGTAGTATTTGATGGTGTCGTCGCGGGCTTTAACGGCTTCGATGCGCCGGATGTTGGTGGCGTCGCCGAGGAAGGGTGTCCACGACTGGGCGAGGGCTTTCTTGAGGTAGAAGGCGGCTGAGCGGGGCACTTGGATGGAGGGCCAGTAGTCGATTTCAGTCATGCTTGTGCTCCTCGGGGGGTGTAAAGCCGATGGTGTGAACTTGGGTTTCGAGGCAGTTCTTGCAGTAGAAGACGATGCGGATTGGGTCGTCCTTGCGTTCAAAGCCCATGCGGTCTTGGCGGAGGACTGACCAGTAGTGGCGGGTTTCTTGGGTGGATGTGCAGCTACTCATTGGTCACCACCTCCTCGGGCAAGGGGCCGTTGGCCGGGAAGGGCGGGAGCACTCCGAAGTCCGCCGTCCAGTTGGGGGGGAGGGTGATTGGGTACTGGGTGACAGAGTAGAACCCACCCTCCTGCGGCACCCAGACCATGGCCCCTTGCTCCTTCAAGGTGCCGTGCTCGTTGCGGATTCGGTAGGTGGAGACGTTGGCCGGGAAGTCCCGGATGGCGTCATAGAAGCTGGGATTTGGTGGTGACTGTTTCTTGCGGAACGGGTTCTTCATAGGGATGCTCCTTCTGGTAGTGGTTGTAAAGGCAGACGATAGGGCCGGGTGCCCCGTCGGTGTGGCCATAGAAGCGGACGTTGCATTTATGGCAGACGGTGTAGAAAGCCTTGTTCTCGATGACGAGCCTAGGCATTGGCGAACACCCCGGCGGCGATGAAGAAGAGGCCCGCCTCCACGGCTCGTTGGGGGGAGCGAACATCGAAGAGGCGGAGTCCAGCAAGGATGACGAGCAGCCACGTCATGATGTCGGTCATACGAAGTGGCTCGAACAGTTGTAGTAGGTGATTTCGTTGCGGTCGTCCCACTTCTTGGGCTTGGGGTTGGGGCGGTAGCTCCAGTAGCTCTTGCGCTTCCCGCACGTCTCGCAATCGACGTGGTAGTAGTAGCGCCAGCGGCAACCCTTGGTGTAAAGGTGGTCGGTCACGGTCTGGCTCATCGAATCACTCCAATGTTGCCGAGGCTCCCCCCGCCCATGAGGTGGTAATAGTGCTGGTCGCACTGGCTGCACTCGCAGCGCACCCCCGGAGGGAAGCCCTGATTGTGGCCGTAGCAGGTGACGCACGGGCAGGGTGTGTTCGCCCCAGCCGGGGTGGGCGTGTAGGTGTTGTTGGGCGTAGGCCACTGTCCGGCGTAGTTCACCAGCGGGATGCTCTTCTTCAAGTCCATCTTGTGCGGTTCGAGCCACCGGGCGTCGATGGTGAAGGCGATAAAGCCACAGAGGAAGGTGATTGCCAGAAGCGGCATCATCAGCGGGAGGATACTGGGGTCATGCCAGAGGATGGCCCCAATCGGCACCAGCCAGAAACAGATGATGGCCAGCCACATCCCGGTGTAGGCCAGACCGAACTCGACATGCTTGAGCTTGCTCATGAATTCCTCTCCGCAGCTAGGCTCTTCTCGGTTTCTTTGATGATGGGGGTGAGGAATTCCCAGCAGTCTTCACACACCCTGCCGGGGTTCTCTAGCTCCTCTTGGCTGTAAAGGCCAGTCTGGATGAAGTCGTTCTCGTACTCCGCAAGAGCCTCTTCATCAGTCCACCCACTGTTGAAGGTTTTGAGGCAGAAGTCACAGGTGTAGATGCGTTCAGGGCTGGACACGGGGCTTTCTCCTGTTGGCCGCTCTCGTGGCTCGCGCCTTCTCTTGGTTGATGACCATTTGGCGCTTCTGCTCCTCTCGGGCGAAGAGGATCAACTCCTGCGGAACGGCGTCCACGCCCTCGATGCGGTACAACCGCTTTACAACTTTGTTCCGGCCAGTAGGCGTTCCGATAACGATGTGGGGCACAGCCCCGGCGATGTGGTTGAACTCGAAGCTGGTCAGGCCCAGCCGCTCCGCCGACTGCTTCTTCGTGAGCAGGCCGATGTCGTGGGGACGTAGCGCCTCAGCCAAGGTGCGGAGTCTCCTTCGCCACGCGCTGCTCCAGCTTCGCGATCTCGTCGCGCATCCGCTGCACGCGCTGCTCGGGTGTTTCCTCCGCCCGCTTCGGCTTATCCTTCCAGCGCTCCGCCCGCGCCTTCGCCATCGCATCGTGGTTGATGGTGGCAGTGGACGCACAGACGCGTGAGCAGTACCGCTTGTTCTGGTGGAAGCCAGAGCCGTACGCCTCAAAGGGGGTGTCGCACACCGGGCAGAAGCGGATGGGACGCCCCAGCGCGAACACCTCGTCGCTATACTGAAAGGTCTTCGTCCGGTTGCTCATCGCCCACTTCCGCGAAAAGACGAAGTCAATCAGCGCGTTCGCCCGGTAGGGGTCAAGGTCGGTGAAGAGTTGGAGCATCTCCTGCTCCGATGCAGTTTTTGGGTTCAACTTGTTAACTCCAGCGCATATGATATGATGGCGCTCCGACCACACTAAACTATGACAACGAGGTTTGCAAGCCTTGCCTGATAACAGCACAGCCGACGACAACGATCTCTTCCTCCAAGAACTCGGGTGGGTGGTAATCCCAAGCTCTGAGTACGGGCATTTCACCCTCGTCTACCAGCCGCACAAGGACGCCTACGTCCCGCCCGGCGATATTCGCAACCCCGCGATGGTGGTCATCAACCTCCCCTACCACATCCTCAAGGAGTACCGGGAGTCGCAGGGCCGCGACCCGCTGGACAACCTCAACGCCCAAGCAGACCAGCCATGGATCGACGCCATCAACGAGATGGCTCTCGATATGGCCCTGAAGATGGACAACATCCAGCGCGACCTCCGGCGTAAGCTCGGCCTCAAGCCGGACGTGGAATACGTGAAGACGGGGCCGCTCACGCCGGTTAAGACGCCAACGCAGCTCAGCACGTTCGAAAAGGCGTGGGGGAACATCACAGTCACCCACGACGGTGAAGAGGAGGAACCGCGACACCCCGCCAGTTTCGCGGGCGTGATCGTGGGCAGGCATGAGTACAACCAGATACGGATGGGCTGGGACTACTTCGATGAGAACGGTGCTCATCTCGGTTTCATCGGCGACCAGATGAGCTTCGAACGGGAGCGCGATAAGGCGGAGAAGGGGCCGCTCGGCACTTATATGGGCGTGCCCATCCATCGCTCCGAGTACAACGCCCATGAGCACTCCACCTACTACTACGACGAAAACGACGAACTGCTCGGGCGGGTGGACGACATCCACCAGCCCAAGCCGGGGCCAATCAAGACGAGAAAGAAGACTTCCACGAAGTAGTTGCTTTACAGTGGGGCGGTGCCACGGGTTGCCGCCTCATCCAACTCAGCCTCCCAACAGAAGTGGGAGCGCAAGCCGCTCACCCCAAAGCAAGAGCGCATCTGGCACATCATCAGGCAAACTAAACCCGGCGGGATGGCCCTCATCGGCTACGGGGGCGCAGCCGGTGGGGGCAAAACCCGCGCCTTGGTCGAACTCGCCATCGACCTTGCGCTCGACTACCCCGGCAACAAGATCCTCGTAGGCCGCAAAGACCTCAAAGACCTTCGCACCACCACCATGGAGCAGTTTGATATGCACTGCCCCCAGCCGCTGGTGGTCTCCCGCAACAATCAGGAGCACACGCGCCGCATCCGCCTCAGCGACTGGCCGGAAGGCGTCTACAGCACCATCATCTTCCGCGAACTGAAGGACTACCTCGGTCTCGGTTCGGAAGAGTACGGCGCAGCCCTCCTCGATGAGGCCGGTGAAATCCCCATCAACTCCGCCCGCATGCTCCTCGGTCGTCTCCGCTGGCAGCTTCCCGAGATCATCCGCAACACGCCCAAGTCCGAAAAGACCCCGTGGGGGCGACAGGGCCGCGACATCAAGTACGTCATGGCCGCCGCCTCCAACCCTTGGCCGGGCTGGTTCGAGTCGTGGTTTGTAAAGCGGGAACTGGACGAATCCGGCCTCGGCACCCTCGGCTCCTCCATCCACTTCATCCCGGCCCTCCCCACCGACAACCCCCATCTGCCCGCCGACTACGAGGCCCGCCTCCGCATGACGTGGCCGGACGACTGGGTGAAGCGGATGATGGAAGGCCGCTGGGATGCCTTCGAGGGGCAGGTGTATCCGATGTTCAACACCTCCTCCTGTACAGCAGGCGGCCACCTCTGGGACAAGCCCCTGCCCGACAAGAAGGAGTGGAAACGCGTCATCGGCGGTCTCGACTTCGGCGGCCAGAACCCCTACGACCACATGACCGCAGGCATCGTCGCCATCGAACTGAAGAGTGGCCGCATGATTCGCGTGGCCGAGTTCGAGGAGCGCGGGCGCGGCGTCTATGACCGCCAACTGGCGTGGATGATGGCCCAAGAGGCTGCGTGGTGTGATGCCCGCACGGGACGGCGCATCTGGTGGGTGGCGGACAAGAACCAGTCGGTCGCCATCAACCAGTGGCAGAAGATGGGCTTCAAGGTGGTGCCCTGTAAATCAGGTTGGGACACCGTCGAACACGGCATCGCCATGGTCACTCGCCGACTGGAGCTAGATCCCGCTGGCTACGCCGGGAGCTTCTACACCGCCGACTGCCCCCAGTTCGCCACGCGCATGGTCGCCTACCGCTGGGAAGAGCCGCCGGACGACGACTCCCCCGTGAAACGCCACCCTATTAAGCGTAACGACGACATCCTCGATGCTGACCGCTACATGAACGAGCTACTGGATAAGCAATACGGCGCTCCCGCGCCAAACCAGTTCCCGGTGGTGAGCCAAACGGCAGTAAGCTATGCACGTCCTGTAAAGAACGAATATTCTCTTCGTGAAGCGATGGGGTACTGACCTTGGCCGTAATCTCTACCGTCACCGACCTCGATGTCTACAGCCTCGAAGCACCCTCCGACGAGGATGTCCGCGAACGATTCAACCAAGCCCTCGACATCTGGAAGTTCCGCAACGAGCACATCGACAAGGTGGACAGGTATCTGGAGGGCACCAACCTCATCCCCGTGGACGAGGAACTCCAGTACAAGGTGCGCGTCACCCGCAGCTACTACCTCCAGTCCATCGTCGGCGAAAAGGCAGCCCGCTTCCTCCTCAACCCCACGTTGCAGGCGATTCCCCCCGGTGACGGCCCTCAGGCCCGCGCCGCCTCCACCAAACTGGAGAACGCCCTCAACGCGATGCTCCGCTGGATGGAAACTCGGGGCGATGGCGATGTCTGGGCACGAGTGGTGCTCGACGCCATCCGCTACGACCAAGGGGTAGAGCGCATCGAGAGCGCTCCTGCCGCCTTCTGGCCCGAACTGACCGCCCTCTCCGACGGGAAAGAGCGCCTTTACGCCAAGTTTCGGCAGAAAGCGAAGTCCTCCCACCCCCTTCAGGACGAAAAAGAGTACAAAAAGTACCGCGATGCCTATAAAGCAGAGCAGGGGGTGCCAATACGTGCCCTCCACGTCCCCCTTCGCAACTTTTACCCGATTTATGAGGGTTCCACGCCCGTAGAAGTGTTCGAAACCGAGCGCCGGAGCCTCCGACAGGTGCTCAACCAGTCACTCTTCTCCGATGCGGGCAAGGCGAAGCTCAATGGCGTCGTTTCCACCCTCGGGATGAGCACCAAGAACATCATCGACACCGAAGTGACCATCCTCCACTACGACAACCAGATTTGGCACGCCTATTACGCCCTCGCACCCACGATCCAGAAGAGCGTCAGCGCCGTCAGCAAGTGGCCCACCGGGGAATACGGCTCCTCAGAGGCAATCGACAAGATTGGCCAGCCGATTTTGCTCCACGCCTACCCTCACAACATCGGGAAGGTGATTTACAACGTGGTTGGGGGCCGCCACGGTGGCTGGAAGACGAATCACAACCAGATTGAAGCGACGATGAACGCTCTCTGCGAGATTCAGCAGCAACTGGACGAGATCTCCACCTCCGCGATGACCAATATCCGCCAGTTCGGGATGCCGACGATGGTGGAGGAGCACGACCCGCAATACCGCGACATCGGCAACGGAATCCCCACTCCGACCGTCATCAAGCCCGGAAAGCCGGTGGCCATCTGGAAGGGAGAGAAAATCTCCCCGATGTTCCCCAATACCGACAACCCCACCATGAAGTGGGTGGTCGAACAGGCGATTAACCAGCTTGAAAGGCTCTCCGGCTCCTCCGCCCAGTACGGCCTCCAAGAACCGGGCGTCCGCACCGGCTACCACGCCAACCTCCAGATCTCCCAGAGTGAGCATTTGGACGAAAAGCTGGAGTCGCACATCGCTCAAGGGGCCATCAACCGTGGCTACCTCGTTCTCAGTCACGTTCGCGAGATGGACGAAACTGTCCCCGTTCACCACCGCTGGACGGACAAATCGGGCAAGAAGCTAGGCGAATACCTCGCTATCTCGCCCAAGCAGGTGAACCCGATGCCGGAACTCGATGCGGTCGTGCGAAAGCCGCGCCCCATCGACTACGACGCTGCCCTCCGCGCTGCCCTCTCCGCCAGCCAAGACCGTGGTGGCCCCGGCACTCCGCTCCTCGACGACGACACCATCCGCGAGCGCATCCTCGGTGAGGACGCCCCGGACAGCATCGAAATGAAGATCGCCATCCAGAACGAGCGCCGCAAGCTCATGGCCAGCGGTGTCCTCTCGGCGGAAATCGGCAAGCAGCTTGGCCTCGAACTGGCCCGCAGGGCTGCTCCCGAAGTGAACGAACAGCAGGTGGCCAGTGCCGACCCTGCACTCCTTCAAGCACTCGCCGGTATCAACGGCGATGGAACCGCCACCGCAGCAGGGGGCATCGGCCCCGGCCTCGCTGGCACGATCATGGGCGGGTCGGTAGCGGCTGGAGTACCACAGTTGGGAGAGGGTGGCCCCCCGCCGCCGAATCCAACGAACGTCATCCCGCCCGGCCCGATTCCCGGTCAAGGTGCTCCCTCCGCAATAAACGGCATTGGAGGGGGCACCGCTCCGGGTACACCACAGCCTGAACAGGTGGTTGCAAGGGCTGTACAGCAAGCAGCAATGGGTAGGTAGATGCCGCGTAGGACAGCGTCCGCGTATTCCGGCCCCTTCATCAAGGACATGGAGACCATGTCCAAGGATCTGGCCGTCTGGGCCGTGGACTACATCGAGACCGTCATCGAGACCCTCATGCCCGACCAGCGTGCGTGGCAGGAGGTGACCCCCACCCCCAACGAGCGGCTCATGCTCTACCTCAACATGCGCGGCAACGCCGATGAGTGGCGCAAGTGGATAGAGCTAAAGGTGATGGAAGTCCGGCAAATGCTGGCCGATTCCGGCCTCCCGGAAGAATACATGGTGCAATTGGGCATCTATGACATAGTCGAACCGATGGCTATCGCGTATTCTGCCGCTAACGAGTCCGCTTTACAGCGAGCCGCCGTGCCCGGCCCAGAAGATGACAGCGAGCGCTACGTCCCCTCGCTAGATTCGCTCCCAGCAGAAGAGGACGCATATGACGCAGCCACCGCAGGATGAGTATTTCGGGAACTTCGACGCGACCGCTGGCGAGACCCAAGGCCAGCCCGGCAAGAGTCCCCTCCAGATCACCAAGCTAAGTGCTGGCCCCGGCCTCGATTACCAGCCCATCACGGGCACCTTTGTCCCGCCTCCGCCTGACCGCGATACCGCAATCGCTGGCTACAACTATTCCGGCTCCACGGGCGCTCAATACAAGTCCGCCTACGACAACTACATCAACGAAAATGGTGGGCCGAGTCAGTTCAAGCCGTCTTCCGGGGACATCCTCCGCCGGGTGGACGACTACGACGGGGACGGGAACCTCGTCGGCACCAAATATGTCCCCGACGACACCGCCACCCGTCTCTATCAAAGCATGAACGCGGCGAAGGGTGACTTCGAGACATACAGCAAGATGCTCTCCAAGGGGGGAATCTTCTACGCCGCCGCCGCCGGTAGTGGCAGTGGTAGTGGTGGTGGTAGTGGACGCGCAATTGACCCCGGCGACCCGGCCCGGCAGGAGTTCGAAGACTTCATGAACCGGGCCAAGGGGCTTTACAGCCTAGAAGACGAGGAGCAGGGCTGGTCGATGAAGGCGGACGACCAGAATATGGCCAACAAGAAGGCGGCCATGTCGGGTGCGATGAACTGGAACACCACCGTCCAGTACCCGAACCAGCGTCCCTACAACGAGCGCCTCTCGGACATCGTCCGCCCCGGTGTTCCCAGCTTCCTCTCTCCACCCTACGGCTCCTCCGGTGGTGGTGCCTTCGGTGGTGGCCTGCCCGACTTCACTCAGGGCTTCGCCGAGGGAACGGGCAATCTCGGCGATACGCCAATCGACCCCGAAATCGAGTGGATGATTGGTTTCAACCCCTTCGCCGCTAACCCCGGCGGGCCGTTCGACCCGAAGGGTAAACAACTCACCGGCTTCCGTAACACGCAGGGGGCAAGGTAATGGCCTCCACACTCACCTCCTCCAAGCCGGGATATGGTCTCGCTCCCGCCAACTCCCTCGTGCCCGCAGGCTCCGAAAGCTGGAACTACGGCGCGTGGGAAGGGAAGATCCTCACCAATCTCATCACCAACCTCAACTCCGGCAACTCCGCTGTAAATGGTGCGCCGGGGGGCTGGGACGCTGGCAAATACGGGAACTGGGGCGAGTACCAGTATTACGCTACACACGGCGGGCTTGATGGCGGGCACGCGGCTGCCCTCACGGACTTCATTCGCTCAGGGGGTATGGACTCCGATGCGGTCGCTATTGGTTGGGGTGCCCGCCCACCCGCCGGGCCGAACGACTACATGGAGACGCCCGAGGCCAGTTCTCAGCGTCTGGCGTGGGCAGGCTACGACCTCAATGTTCGCCAGCAGGAGTTCGCGGAATCCAAGTACGCCATCGACCTTGCTCTAAAGAACGCCCAGCTTGCCTACGCCTCCAGCGGTGGTGGCGGTTCCAGTGGTGGCCGCTCGACCAGCAGTGGTGGTGGCGGAAGCTCCTCCTCCTCCGGCGGGATCTCGGACGCACAGGCGGCGGACATCGCGCTCGCTCAGGCCCGGATGAAGCTCGAAGAGGAACTCGCCCGTGGCCGCTTGGCCATGGATCAGGCCCAATTGGCCGCGACCGTCGCCTACCAGAACGCTCAACTCGCCCAGAACGCCAGCCAGTTCGGCGAGACGATGGCCTACAACAAGGAGCGCGACCAGCGCAGTGCCGCCCTTCAGCAACTCGAAGTGGAGAACAAACGTGCCTCCGAGGTTGCTGCTCTCTCCGCTAACCCCGCCGATTGGGTGCAGCGCGACTACTTCACCCGTGGTCGCGGCTCCCCTCTCGGTGAGCGGAGGGACGCCTTTACAGGAGAAGCAGTCAAGCCCGGCGAGATGGTCTCCCTGCCCGACCTGATGGAAGAGCAGAAGGGGATGCTGCCCGGCCAGAATCAGGCCAGTGGCATCGACGCGCAGGGCATGGGTCAGGGTGCGGACAGTAACCCCGCCGCCCTCAACCCTCTCTTCGACCAGCCCGTGGAAGGCTTTAATCGAGGTACAGCCCGCAGCGGCAGGCTCTCCACGCTCACCAATATCCCGTCTTCGAACGGCATGGTGACAGCGCGGAAGGCATTGGTGGGCGAGCGCCGTAACGGCAAGACTCCCGGCCCCAACGCCGAACTGCTTATCAACCCCACCGGGGCACCGTTCGCTATCGTCCCCAATCACGAACTGCCGGACTTCCGCAAGGAGGGTGACGGCTGGGTTCCCGGTGCTGCCACCGGCACATCTAGCTGGGATTACCTCTATGCGCCCGGCGGCCAACTCTCTGGCCTCGTCGGCAACGACACCGCCGAACCCGTCTCCCAGTACCCGCAGCCCAGCTATCAGGTGACGACGCAGCCACTGACGACGACGCAGCCCGCGCCTACTGTAACGCCGCAGGTGACCACCCCGGTGGCCAAAGCCGCCCCGACCACGACCACGCCAGCCCGCATCGACGACGGTATCGGCCACTACTCTCTCGACGGCGGCGCGACGTGGCTGAACAACTCGGGCGGAGCTTACGTCGAACCGACGCCCACCCCGGCGACGCCTCCGGTTCAGCCGGTTCCCGCTGTACAGCCGGTGCCACAGGTGTTCCCCGGCGGGCTGCCTTCCTACGACAAGAACGGCAACCTCACCGCAGCCGGTCAGGCGGAGATCAAGGCGTACTACGACCAGCAGAACAAGGCGGCTGCGAACCAAGCCATTTACAACAGTGGCCAGCCCACCCTCAGCCAGTTCAAGCAGGGCATCACGGTGCCCAACTTCTACAACTCCTTCCAGAACGAACTCGACACCGGCACCGACCCGAACACCATCGTCCCCTTCGGCAAATACAAGGGGAAGACGATGGCCGAAGCCGCCCAGTTGGAGACGTACGCACTCACCTCTCCGACGCTGCCCTACGGCTCCGCTGGTGGAGGACTGACCGAAGCGCAGGCATCGCAGGGCATGACCCAGTCGGTAGACCCGCGCGGCCTCGGCTTCGTGCCGAACGCCGCCGATGTCACCGCGCCCGCCAAGGAAGACCCGGCCAACCCCACCCCGGCTATCGACACGGCCACCGGACTCGCCTTCCCTGCGGGCAAGACGCTCGACACCAAGGACGCCTACAAGAAGGTGATCGGCTACGGGAAGGTGACCTCTCCCGATGGCGGCGGCAGCATCACCCTCATGAAGGACGACTATCTCGGCCCTCCGGACGCGCAGGGCAATCCCACTTACTACCGCTGGGACGCCCAGATCAAGAAGTACACGCCCATCCAGTGGAACCCCACCATCATCTCCTCGGAAGCGCAGTTCCGAATGCTTCCCCCGGAGATTCAGCAGGCGATCCTCACCGGCAAGTCCACCGGCTACCAGATCAACCCGACCGGCACTCCGGGTATCCAAGACTGGATGACGAACATGCAGGTGGGTCAGGCCAGCACGGGTGGAACCCCGAACACCGGCTTGATGAGCGAAGAGCAGTTCCGCGCTCTCACCCCAGACCAGCAGCGGGCGCTCATCGACCAAGGCCCAGTGCAGAGTCCGTTCGGCCCGCACACGAGCCTCCAAACCACCGGCCAGTTCCCGACCGGGGTGAACAGCGGCATGTCCAACGGGCTGAATACGCTAAAGCAGCTTCCCGGCCCGAATCAGTGGTACGACAACTACCTCACGCAGGAGGAGTTCGACGCTCTCTACGCAGAAGGCGAACCGGCTCCGTACGTCCCGCCGGACGTGATGCTGGGTATGCCGTGGGGTGGGTACGACTTCTTCCCCGGCGACGACTGGCAGTATCTGAAGCCCAAGACCGGCTTTACAGTGTGGAACCCGGACGAGGGCAAGGTGTCCCCCGCTGGCGTGGGTGGCAACTGGCGACAGGGTGTCACCCCGAACGCACCGTCTTCGAAGCGCTACGCCATTGGCCCAGACGGCACCGTCTACGTTTCCGAGTCCTCGGGGGCTGCGTGGAACAAGGCGACCATGACCGAAGACCAGCTTCCCACCGACCTCATCAGCGCCCGTCCCGAGATGTGGCAGCCGAGTGGTCAGGTGGGTGGCGACCTCCCCGGCGAAGAGCCTGTCGATCAGGCAGCACTCGACGCCGAATATCAGGCGTGGCTGGCCGCTCACCCTGCGTCCCCGTCCGACCGGGGTGACGGCTCGCCCGCACCGCAGCCCGACTTCGATACGTGGTACAACACCATCAAGAACCCACCTGTACAGCCCACGGGCACCGCCCGCACGAAGACCCCCGGCACCGTCACGGGTGGGGGCACTACTGGCGGCGGCGGGGGCACGACGGGGGGCGGCGGCGCAGGCGGAGCGTCCGACCTCAGCAACATGCCGCTCGACCAGCTTCTGGAGTTCCTCAAGAGTCCTTCCGGGATGTCGGTGCTCAGCTACTCGCCCGATGTCATCCAGAACTCTCCGTCGCTCCAGTTCATCAACGGCTCGATTACCCCGGAGCAGTGGCAGTACGTTTCCAGCCAGACCACGCAGATCCCCGGTCTGGGGGTTACGCTTCCGGCCCCTGCATCGCTAAACTTCGGTAACCTACAAAGGTTGCAGCAGCAAGACCCCTCGGCTTTCGCGGCCATGGTTGGCCTCTGGAAGGCGGGGAAC